GCAAAAGGTGCCAGAGTATTACATCAACAACGTCGCGACTCCTCTTGATGGGCCACCAACGGTCACCCCGGAAGGGCTTGTGATCAATGGGAACGGCAGGGTTATGACCCTGCAGGTTGCATACGGCGAGTGGTACGAGCAGCACCTCCAGGACAACGCGGAAACATACGGCCTGACCGAGGAGCAGGTCTCTGAGATGTCCCGGCCCGTGCTGGTCCGTGTTGTTGACATGCACCCCGAGTCGCCTGAAGCCAAGACGTTTGCCCGATTGGGAAACATCGGGACCGCCCAGGCCCAAAGCCCCGCGGAGATTGCAGCGTCATACGCATCAATGATCTTTGACGAGGACCTGACCAAGCTGCTGGACTTAGAGTCAGGTGACACGATCAAGGCATTGATTTCCGGGGACAAGGCAAAGGACTTCCGTAAGAAGCTCAGGGGCCGGATGCCGGCGAGTCAGCGGAACGAGTATTTCAATAAAGACGGGACGCTGAACGAGAAGGGCCGCGAATTGGTCAGGGACATGTTTGTCGCCCATGCGTTCCCGGTGGAGTTGATCAACACCCTGCGACAGACCGAGGGTGTCAAGGATCTCCTGGGCAACATGATCGGGGTAGTCCCCGAGTTGCTTGCCATAGAAAGAAGCTACCCGCAATACGACACGACCGCGGCATTGATCGAGGCTGTGGAATGGATCGCACGGCACAAGGACACTGCCATCTCCCGGGAAAGTGTCGAGTTGCGTATTGGGCGAGACCTGTTCGGAGAGCTTGAGCCAGGATCCACATGGTGGATCAGTCCTCAAGGCAGGATGATGCTCGATCTCCTGGTCGGGCTGAGGGAAGAGGGAAAGGGTTGGAAGTTCCCCATCAAGCTGAGGAAGAAGTTCAAGGGACTCGCCTCCACTCTCAAAACCGAAAAGGGAGGGATGTTTGCCGAGGACGCTGGTCCGATTCCCGAGACGATCGGTGGGGCCCTGGGTGTCCCGGTGAGGGAGGGTGCCGACTTTTCAGTGGAACACCAACCTGTTGCGGCGAAGTTTGCTCGCGAGGACAAGGCTGTGGCCGATGCGCAGGCCCTGCAGGAAGCGGAAGAGAAGGACGCAACCGTGGCCCCGCGTCTCGTCGAGAGCATCAGGGCCTACCTTGAGGGGAATGAGGAGCTTCAAGACACGATCAAAGAGAAGTTCGGTCTGACCGACGTGGCGGAAGAGATTACCAATCTCAAAGACGATGTCACCCAGCTGATCAAGATAGGCCAGGAGATCGTGGTAAAGGGCCCCAAGGATGCACGAGCCTTTTTCGCGGACGTGCTCCCCAAGGAGGACATGCCTGCGAAGGGCGAGACCACCGAGGAAGCGGATAGCCAGGGCTTCACCGATGAGGAGATCGAGCGACAGGAAGAGGAACTGACCGTACAGCTGATGGGGATAATGGACCGTATCGATGAGATGGACCGCCAGGTAGAAGCCGCGTTCAAGGAGGGCGGTGAGGACCTGAGACAGCAAACCCTGAACGAGGCATCCTTCAGGCACAGGCGAGCAAGGCTTGAGATCTGGATGACCGTCTTGGAGTTTCGCTGGCCGGGAGGGCTTGGTTCTTTCGGCCATCCCCATTTCACGATGAACCTACTGTTGAAAAATGCGCAATCCAGGCGGAACGAACCGGGGTACAAGTCTCCAGTGGACGTGACCTCGCTGGGCGAGGAAGAGATATCGTTGCTGGAGATGACCCCGGAGGAATTTCAAGAGATTGCCTCCGATGAGGTGGGTAACGGCGAACTGCTGACCGTGCTGCTTGGCCTCGAAAAGTACGGGGTGGATCACCTTGATCATATTCTTGTGGAGCAGCCTGGGAACAACGAGATCGATGTGCTGGTCGTCGAACTCCACGAGGACCTAATGGGCACACACTTCATATGGGAGGCGATAGAACAGCAAGGGGTCTTTGTCGTTTTTGAAGAAACGGACAACAGAAAAAAAGCCGAGGAGGATGCACTCTACTTTGCATTCGGTGCAGAATTGGAAGATATGGGCGTCGACCTAGACGAGTTCGCGGCCTCGGGCGATCTTCCTCCCCAGCAAGCAGCGGAATTGGCAACGATCATAGAAGCTGTTGATCAAGAACGGGCCGAGGCGGCGGAAGAGGGTCTTAGCCCAGCAGAGCAGGCGAAGGTAGACAAGCTGCTGGCCTGGGCAGAAGGCAGGGACGATGTAGTCCGTGACGAGAACGGTGAGCCGCTGATCGTGTGGCACGGCAGCCAGACATACGACCCGGACACTCATGGCAAGTTGAAGGCTGGCGCACTTGTGAGGACGGGCGACCCGATGATGGACACCTTTGGGGTGTACTTCACCACCGACTTCGCAGAGGCCACAGTGTGGGCCGGGGACTATGACAGGACAACAAAGACGGGCGTAACGCCAGCCCTGATAATCAATGAACGCATACGAACATTCGCGCACCACGATTGGATACAGTTCGTTGTTGCCTCTGCGGCCAAGTACAACAAGTTTGGTGTGCCTGTTGAATCCAAAGACGCGGCGGGCCAACTATCGGAATACGCCAACTACCCATTTGACAACATCAAAAACGAGAAGACCAGACAAAAGGCCAAGGATCTTGCAAAAGCAATCAGCAAGTACAAGTTCGCTGATCCGATGCCGGTTGAAGTTTGGCAAGGAATAGATGTCGAGGCGTTCAGGCAGGGCGAGTTCTTGGGTAAGGGCGTGTCGACGGTGAAGGTAATCGAGGGCGGGAAGTTCGATCCCGGCTTTGGCGAAGTCGCGGATGCGGACTGGTATCTGGCAGTCCACGAATCCGGCTTCACGCAGGCGTCTGAGGTGGAGCCAGCCCCCGGGGCGGCGGAAGAGGAAGGCTTGTTTGGTGCAGACCCGTCGCCTCCGCGGCCAAGGAGACCTGCAGCTGGAGAAGTGATCCCGGAAGAGGGTGAGCCGAGGCTCATTGATGTAGCCCGCCCGCCTGCTGAGCTTCCAGCTGGGGCAGTGCCTGGTGTACACGACTTCTGGACCCACGAGGACCCGCGAGCCGGGAGTGGTCGCCCGATCGCGATCTGGAGTATCATCCGCCGGCTATCCAAGCTGCCCAGGCTGTTCGGGTACAAGGGAGTCACCGACTTCCCGATCCAGACCGGGACCATGAAGTCGCCTGGTGCTCTTGGAGAGACCTACTGGCAAGAGTTGATGGTGAAGATCCGGAACGCGGACGATATGCTCACCGCGTTCCACGAGATCGGGCATGCCATCGAGGTGTTGATCTTCGGCACCGGATTGGTGGAGGACCCAGTAAGCGGGAAGATCAGCAGGACCAGCCCGTGGAAGTCCGCGGCAGTCGGCAAGGAGGTTGTCGAGGAGTTGAAGCAGCTGGGGGTCGACCTGTGGGGCGAGGGTAAGAAGCCCAAGGGTGGACTTGCGAGAGAAGGGTTTGCCGAGTTCATCCGCCTGTACCTGGAGAACAGGGCTGAGGTTCAGGACAAGGCACCAAACGCTCTCAAGTGGTTCGAGACCACGGTGGCCGGGAGACCGAATGGTCGCAAGGCACTGAAGGAGATGAACCGGATAGCCGGGATGGTCACCAGTGCTAGGGACCAGGGCCTGCTGAACTGGGCTCGGGCTAACCTCGTGGTGGATCCCGCGTCACTTGAGGTGCGGTACCAAGAGTTCAAGGACATGATGCGGCTGGCTCCTAACATGCTGGTCAGGCAATTCGTCGACTCGCTGCAGCCGCTTGAGTTGTTCGAGATGCAGTACGAGAAAACCACGGGCAAGAAGCTCGCGAGAGACAAGAGCCCGTACATGTGGGGCCAGGCACTGAGGCTGCAGCATTCGGCTGTTGTTCACCAGATGGTGAATGACGGGATGGTGAACTTCGCCCGGGACCTCGTGAAAGGCGGGGTCTCCCTGGCCCAGATGGAGAAATTCGTCAAGCCGAAGGACTACGAGGATTTCACCATCTACCTCGTGGCCCGTCGCTCCCTGAAGCTGATCCATAACGAGAAGATGACATGGGATGAAGACGGCAACGTCACCAGCAGGGAGCCGGATCCGCTTGAAACCCCGATGACCGAGTTGCAGGCGACCAAGATCATCGACAAACTTGAGAAGATGTACCCGCTACCCGGGTCGGATCGCGGTCGGTTCGGGGCTGGTGCGGACATCTTCTACAGGTGGAATGACGGGGTACTGCAGTACGTCGCGGAAGCCGATCCGTTCTTTGGGGCGATCGTCGAGAGGATCCGGAGGAAGGAAGAAGAGCGTGGTGACTACGCTCCGCTTCGCCGTTACATGCGGACAATGAACCTTGCACTTGCCCAGCACGGTGGACCCCGCGTCAGCTACACGGATGTCTTCGACGCGCTCAAGGGTTCCAAGCTCATCTCGGTTGTGGACCCCATCCAGACGGCCATATCGAACGCGGAGAGGCTGATCCTTGCCGCACACAACCGGAAGGTTGTCATGTCGATGATTTCAATGGCCGGGGGCTTCAGCGACAAGCTCGGTGAACCGCTCGGGTTCGGCAACCTGATCTTCCAGGAGGTGCGTGGCAAGGAACTGAAACACGCTGCGAGGATTGAGTCCACCGCGAAGCAGGTGTGGGCCGACCTGAAGGGGAAGGGCCTGGATCCGCAGATCACCGACAAACGTGGACTGCCGATGGAGTTGGACGAGGTCGACTTCGAGAACAAGATGATCGAGTTCTACGGTCTCGCCCTCACCCCGAAGTCAGGCGAGCCGATCATCCCGGTGATGGACGAGTCCGGGACCGTCCGCTGGTACAAGATGGAGCCGGCCATCTACCAGGCGGTCCAGAGCATGAGTGCGGATGGGCTGGAGTTCTTGCGAAAGAACAACTGGGCTCGGTGGGCGGTCGACATTATCGGGATCATGCCGCGGCATACCGCTCGGCTGTTCCGTGCAGGCACCGTTGGGTTCCGGGCCTCGTTCGGGCTGGTGACCAACCCGCTGCGTGACTTCCAGACGCTGTACCTGAACACGGCAAGCAGTGCCAACGGTCTCACGCTGTTCACCAACTTCGTGTTGTCGTTTGGTGAGGAGTTCGTTTCAGCGATCACCGGGGGCAGGGTCAGGTCGAAATACAGCAAGCTGTGGTTGCGGCTGGGTGGGCGTATGGCACTCCCGCTAGCGCAGGATACGGACCTCGTGGCCCAGTCGGCGCGTGACGTGCTGTTGTCGAAGAACATCGGGAAGCGTGTCGTTCGCTACGTCACCGATCCGGCGAGGATCCCCAGGCACCTGTGGAACGATTGGAAGTCATTCCTCTCGTTCTGGAAAGACTTCCTCCAGTTCCCCGAGTCTGCCACGCGAATGGCCGAGATCAGGACGATCGCCGCGGAGATAGGCTGGAAGCCTGGTGACACGATGACCCCGGAGATTGCCCAGCATCTGATCCTTGCAGGGAAGCAGGTGACCGTGGACTTCACGGCAGCTGGGGACATATCCCGTGCCTACAACCAGTACGTCCCGTTCTTCAACGCGGCGATACAGGGGCCCAGGGCTGCGATCCGTGCAGCCAGACGACCAGTGCGTATGGGAAAACTGGCAGGAGTCCCCACGGGGCCAGTCCACTTTGCCACCCGTGGCCTGCAGCTTGCCGGGTTGGCCATCGCCAACTGGTTCAGGAACAAGGACGAGGACTGGTGGATCCGGCTGAATGCCCGGGAGAAGTTCCTCTACATGTTCTACCCGACGAACATCCTTGGCGAGGATGTGGTGGTAATGATCCCGATGGCTCACGATTCAGGCCAGCTGTTCGCAGGTCTGGCCGTGGCGTTCCTCGACGCATGGTACAGGCGTGAACCGGACGAGGTCCTGAAATGGGCCGAGCTTCAAGATTATGCTTTCACGATCGCGGAGAGCCACAGTCCGGTAGACATCCCGTGGGACTTTGAACGGATGAAGGTTGCCCCGAGCAGTGCCCTGGGCAAGGGCTGGCAGACGGTGATGGAACTGGGGATGAATCGGAAGTCCTACTTCGGGACTCCCGTGGTCTCCTCCGCGTTCCTTGGCCCGGGTGGAAGGGACCGTATTCCGCGGGAGCAGCAGTACAACGAGTACACCACGGTGGCCGCTAGGTGGTTGGCCAATCTCGCGGGGATGTCACCAGTGGAAGTCGATCATGCCATCACCTCGGTCGCGGGGCCGGCGGCAAGGGACTACCTGATGGCGGGTCAATCCCTGGACCAGTTGTTCACCGGGAAGAAGCTGCAGTCCTTCAGCGATGTCCCGATCCTCGGGAGAGTATTCCGCAGGGGCGGCAAGGCTGGGTCGCGTACCAGGCCCGTCAACGAACTCTACGATGTCTGGGAGTTTGTCTACACGAGGCATGGTGATCGGGTGAGATCCGAGACGCCTGAAGAGAACAGGGAATACATGCTGCTGGGTGACGCGACCCGGGCGGTCAGCCTCCTGTTCCACATCCGTGCCATGACCAAGGACGAGACGAAGCGGAGAGAGATCAGCAACAAGGCCTCCGAGTTGGCCGAGAGTGCCCTGGAGAACATCGACACCATGCGACTGGACAGGGATCCGTTCCGGATGGAGTCGACCATGCTGGAGCGTGAAGAAAGGGAGATGCGGATGTTCCGGGCCTACGAGCAGGGGAACATCGCAGAGGGCGACAAGCTGCGAGACAAGCTCTACAAGCAGCGAAAAAGCGCAAAGAGCCTGCTCATGCGTGGCTTCCCGGATATCGAGGACGCGACGCCAGCGAAGCGGATAGAGTCCCTCTACCAGCGACGACGCGCCGCGAAGATCGTGTACCCCTAAAGTGGTGGTAACTTTACCACCACTTTCTCGTAGTGGTGCAACCACGCGGCAACCGCTAGATTTTGTGGGTTGCACTAGCTGCAGGTTCGGCTATAGTAGCCCAGCAACCTACAGCAACCAAGGAGAAGGCAATGCTGGTGTTGAGTAGAAGGGAAGGCGAGTCGATTGTCCTGGATGGGGAGATCACGGTCACCGTGCTGGAATTGCACGGCAACTTCGTTCGCTTGGGCGTTGATGCCCCTGACAACGTGAAGATCCTGCGGGACGAGTTGGTGGGGAAGGAGCGGGTCGATGAAGCTGTATGAGTATCCCCAGGAGATGGACAAGCTCGTGCAGCTGGCCACCGAGGAGGGGGGTCTCAGCCATGAGTTGCTGGGGGAACTCAAGCACCTTGGTGGCAGCTTCAAGGAGAAGGTGGTCAACTGCGTGAAGGTCATCAAGGAGCTTGAGTCCTCGGTGGCTGCAGTGGGTGCGGAGATCGACCGGCTGAAGGGTAAGCAGCAGTCCTTCAAGGGGAAGGCGGTCTGGCTGAAGAGCTATGTCCACGACCAGATGGTCGGTATGGAGATGGACTTGGTCAAGGATGACCTTTTTACAGTGCGAGTCGCTGAGACCCCGGGCAGGGTGGAAGTCGTCGACCAGGCGGTGATCCCCCCGCGGTACCTGGAACAGGGTGAGGTCAAGGTGTTGAAGTCAGCGATCCTCACCTCGCTGAAGGAAGGGGAGTTGGTCCCAGGATGCGAACTAGTGAAGAGTACATCTCTTCGGATCAGGTAGACGAGTTGCTCCTGATCACGATGGAGCAGGAAAGGGAAGATGATGACAGTTGATATCGATTGGGAGAGTCTGCAGGCCCCGTTTGCACCGCAGGAGGTGGAGTGGAGGATCGGTCGCAGCGGGTGCAAGAAGGACGGGAACGTCTGGGCACTGTGTCTGGCGTATGTGACGAACCGGGCGATCCAACAGAGGTTGGATGATGTCCTGGGTCCTTGGCGATGGAGCAACGAGTACAAGGCTGGCCCCGCTGGCGGCGTGGTCTGCGGCCTCTCGGTCCTTGCCTGTTTGGACACGGAGCTTTGGGTCACCAAGTGGGACGGTGCCGATGCCCGTGACATCGAGGCGGTGAAGTCTGCCCTCTCGGACAGCATGAAGCGAGCAGCCTGCCAGTGGGGGATCGGTCGCTACCTCTACGATTTGGATGAGGGGTGGGCTGAGGTCAGTGACAACAAGATGCCCGGGGCCAAGCGGGCGAAGTGCCAGGGACCGGGTGGCGACAAGTGGTTCTTTTGGCTACCTCCGAAGCTGCCGAGTTGGGCTCTCCCCGGGAATTCAAGCCCCAAGGGCTCCCCTGCCCCCCGGGAAGAGCCACCGGCAGTGGAGGAGGAAATCCAGCCTGTGGATCAGCTGAACGAGGCCTTGATGAAGGCGGGGTGCAAGGGCCCGGAGGAGGCGAACAAGGTGGTCGAGTGGTTGTGGGACGGTACGAAGTCTTCGATCGGTGAGATCCGGGACTCAGAGGCACTGGTCAATGCGACCCTCGACCTGATCCAGGTGAACGTGGAAAAGGGTGTCCCCGTGGGTGAGATGCTCGTGGCAGCAATGGAGGAAGGTGAGGAGATATGACAATTCTACCGGAGTCGGTCGAGGCGCACAGAAAGGCAGACGCTGCTGAGCGGGATCAACTCAAGGAGGATTTCTTCTGGGTGGTCAGGGCGCGCAAAGCGTTCGCGAGTCTGGGAATCACCAGGCTGGACGAACTTTGCAGGACCACCGAGTCGCAGCTACTCTCGGTCAAGAACTGCGGTCCCTCCACGGTGGACGCAATCAAGAGGCAGTTGGACAAGAAAGGTCTCTCGTTGAAACCGCCCACTGCCGAGGAGCGCATAGACAGAGCCGACGAGGCTATAAAAAAACAGATTCATCTGGAGGAAGTCGGGAAGGACTTTGTGGACGCGATGGACATGGCGATTGCCTACGGTGCGATTCCAGTTGCCCGGGAACTGCTGGATTGCTGCACGTCAGTGATAGCCAAGAATATTATCGACGTGGTATCAGCAATTGAAAGTGAGAAGTATGACATACAAAGTGATCTACATGAACCCGTTTGACTTGGAGCCTCACGAGGTCAATGAGGATATCTACCGTGATGCACCGGATGAGGAGTTCATCGAGTCGATCAAGCGTCTTGGCGTTCTGGAGCCCATCTTGGCGAAGGAGGAGTTGACAGACGGGGCCCCGCTGACAGTGGTCCTCTCGGGGCATCGCCGGATGAACGCGGCCAGGGCGTTGGAGATGGACGAGGTCCCGGTGATCATTCAGCCCGATGAGTTGGTCGGGACCGACGACGAGGCCATCCGCCTGCTGATCCTGTCCAACCGGCAGCGTGACAAGACCAATGAGCAGCGGGCTCGTGAGTTCGATGTGCTGAAGGAGGTTGAGAGTCGACTGGCGGAAGGCAGAAAACTCGGGAGCGGGAGAGGGAAAAAGGCAGAAGAAGGGCAGTCTGGCAAGGCGAGAGACATCGCTGCCCAAGCTGTCGGGATGAGTGGCAAGACTGCCGAGAAGGCCAGTGTCGTTGTCAAGGCGATCGATGAGGCCGAGGCCGGTGGTGACGAGGCGAAGGCAGCTGACCTGCGTCGGATGCTCAACCGCTCGGTCAGCAAGGGGCACAAGGCTGTCGAGCGCGAGAAGGCTCCCGTGGTTGACGGGAACGAGATCCCGGTGCCAGAAAATCTCATCGATACGTTCAAGACATCGAAGGGGATCCGGGGCCTGATCTACAAGATTGGTGAGATCAAGGCGAGTGCCCGGGTCATCTCGGAGGAGGAGGGTGGCGAGTTGCTGCCGCTGCGGGCGGTCGAGGCTGACTGCAGCAACGTGTCGAACGCCCTGATCGCGGCTCGGCCACATGCGGTGTGCCCGGTCTGCAAGGGGAAGGGGTGCGACATGTGTGACCAGCTGGGGTGGATGCACAGGGATCAGTACAACGCATTGCCCGAGGGGTTGAGGAAGTGACAGGGATGCCGGATCCGAGACCTGACGGGATGTGTGCCGAATGTGTCAAACAGGAGGCAGAAACGAACGACGGGCGGTTCTGTAAAAAGTGCATCAAGAAGATCCTTCTCAATGAGTATTCATCAGTGTTGAGGGTGAGAGATCTGAGCAGAAGGGGCACCGAGGAGATTGGCCGTTCTGCCAGGGACACTCGCACCCTTGGTGGATCGGCTGAACTCATCGATTGGGAAGACTACATGGATCCAGACCCAGGTCTGAACGTGAAATTTGGAAAGCGGAGAGGGTTTGATAAGTGAGCTACCTGCGTGACTTTCAAGTGACGTGCTGCGCTGACTCGATCTCGGCATTGAACGATTTCACCTCGGCATTGATGGTGATGCCGACAGGGACGGGGAAGACCGAGACGTTCCTGGAGATCGCTGACCGCTGGCCGCAGGGGAAGGTGCTTGTCCTGGCTCACCGGGAGGAGTTGGTCTGGCAACCGTGGGAGCGGTGGCAGCAGAAGACGGGTGAGCATGGTGAGATCGAGATGGGTGAGTTCCGACGATCAAGCAACCCGAAGTCCAAGATGACGTTTGCATCCAAGGACAGCCTGTACCGTGAGAAGCGGCTCAAGCGAGCGTTCCCCGACCCGAAGGAGGTGGGGTTGATCATCATCGATGAGGCTCATCACGCGGTACACCAGAACAAGACGTACCAGCGTATTCTGGACTACTTCAGCGTGAATCCTGACCTGCGGGTGCTGGGTGCCACGGCCACGCCAGACCGGACGGATGAACTGGCACTGGGGCAGACGTTCGATACCGTGGCGTTTGAGTACCCGCTGATGGACCCCGCGGGTGGCCCCTCGGCCATCGGGGACGGCTGGCTGGTCCCGATCCAGCAGGAGATCATCACGGTCGACGACATCCAGTTCAACGAGATCAAGATTCAGGGTGGCGACTTCCAGGGTAAGGCTCTGCAGTCGGAGATGTCGCGGGAGGTCGTGCTGCACAAGGTGGCCATGCCCACGATGGAGATAGCCGGGAGTGAACAGTGCATGGTCTTTGCAGCTGGTATCCAGCAGGCGAGCCGGCTGGCTGAGATATTCAACCGGAAGATGGAAGGTCGTGCGTTCTGCCTTGTGTCCAAGGTCCCGGCCAGTGAGAACTACCAGCACGTTGTGAACTCACGGGACAAGCAGGCCAGGAAGCGGGCCCTGCAGGGGTTTGCCAAGGGGTTCTACCAGTACGCGGTCAACGTGGGTTGTCTCACCGAGGGGTACGATTGCCCGCAGGTGCAGACGCTGAGCATGGGACGTCCCTCCAAGAGCCGTAGCCTGGTGGCCCAGATGTGTGGCAGGGGCACGAGGATACTACCCGGGGTGATCGAGGGTGACGGCTGGAGACTGGAGACACCGGACGAACGGAAGGCGGCGATCGCTGCCAGTGCCAAGCCGCACATCAAGATACTTGACTTTGTTGGGAACAGCAGGCACAAGCTGATCACGAGCACCGATGTGCTGGGTGGCAAGTACCCGGACGAGGTGGTCGAGTTGGCGAAGGAGAAGCTGGCCGAGGATGGCGGCGACGTGCTCCGCGCCCTGGAAGAAGCGGAGGTGGCCCATGCGACTCATCTGGAACAGCGTCGTGAGATTGTGGCGAGGCAAGTCTCCTACGACGCAAGACGTGCCGACCCCTTCGGAGTCCTCGATGTCGTTCCATCTCGTGAACCGGGATGGCACAAGGGTCGAATGCCCACTCACAAACAGAAAGAGGCCCTCGCGAAGTTTGGAGTCGAGTGGCACAGGATTGAGGATCTTACCTTTCACGGGGCGAGCACCCTGATGGACTCGCTGATCGGGAGGTCGAAGGAACAGCTGGCCAGCTACAAGCAGTGCCGGCTTCTCAAGAAGCATGGATTGGCAACGAAGGAGATGAGTCGCCAGGAGGCGAGCGGGCTTATTGGCAGGCTGGCCAAGAACAACTGGGCTCACGTCTAATGGGGATATGCCAGGAATGCTATTCTGATTTCGAGAGGCTCAGCGTGGAACAGCTGTGCCCAGCATGTACGCAAGGAGGCGATCATGGGGAAGAACTGGACGGGGACACGGGAGATATTGCCGCTGATGCAGAACGTGATAGGGGCGTATCGTCATCCGGTTGGTGGTCAGAACCGCCCAGCGTCGACAGCTGCAGGGCCTCGGAACACGGTCGGTGGGAAGGTCCCAGGCCACGATCAGTGGATTGAAGTCATGAGCGAGCGGGAGACCGCGGGACTGGATCTTTGGACAGGGGAACCGTTGGATGACATAAACAAGAAGTAGCTGACTGCCCGGGATCAGATCCCCGGGGGACAATTTGTTCTGATTAGTGTGATCTGACCCCTGCCCAAAGCGAGGGACTGGCGATGCCTTACCGATGGCTCGCTGGGAAATACCTTCCCTTTGGTATCGAGAACGACGTGAGGAATTGCCGAGTCTGCGAGCGTCGTAAAACAAGTCGCGGGGACGGCGGAACCGTTGAAGAAAGGACAGCTATGAACACCAAAGAGATGCCCAACGAGTCGATGTGGCACCTGGAACGTCTGGCCAACTCGTACTACCTCATGGACCGGTCCAGGAAGGATGCCTCGGAATATGGGCACAAGATACTCGTTGAGGTGAAGGAAGCGTTTGGGTGGACTCAGACGTACATGGCTGAGCGAGTGGGCGTGAACAAGTACCACATGTCTCGGATCTTCAGGAAGCAGGAGCCAGTTTCCGTCAAACTGCTAACAAGGCTGTACGATGTCATCATCGCGGAAGAGGGAACACAGTCCCGAGGAGGAGAGGGTGTCACCGTCCAGGGCACTGGAACTGGTGGTACTGGGAGTGATGCTGGGGAGCAAGACCTGGAGAGAGTCGGTTGAGCCTCACGACTGGGGTGACCCGGAGCTACAGGCGATCGTCTCGGAACTGCAGCACGGGGGCGGCGGTGGCAAGATCAAGGACTACCACCACCTCAAGAAGTGGCTCCTCAAAGTCCTCTCGGTTGAGTGGGACAACCCTGAGAAGCCCGTGCCCACGATAATCGAGAAGCTGAAGAGGAACGCATGCAAGTACCGGGTGATCACCCAGCTGACCCGTCTCTCGGAGATGGGCAACTTCGGGCTGGACCTGGACCTCGACAAGTTCTTCACCTGCGTATCCCGGGCATACGAGGAAGCGATCCCGGAGATCGAGAAACTGCTAAAGGACAAGGCATGAACAAGGAACAGCTGAGGGAAGTGGCCACCTACTACGAGGACGTGTGGCTGTCGAGGCTGGAGAACGGGGCCTCGGACGGGTGCGTCCACTACGGGCTGCACATAGACGGGATGAGCACCAAGCCCAAGATCAACACTAACCGGCTCATCGAGAACACCCTGGTCAGGGAAATGCCTCCTCGATCGGACGAGGGAGGTTGGAACGTGTTGGATCTGGGATGCGGGATTGGCGGCACCCTGAAACACCTCCACTCTAAACGCAGTCGTTCTTGGGATTTGGCAGGTGTCTGCTCAAGCATCAAGGAAGAGCGTATTGCAATAATGAAACTTCCCGCGTTTGTCGACGTGGTGGCTTTCGACTACCACGATCCGTCGTTGCCCGAGTATTTTCGTGACCTCCACGGGGTCTACGCGGTCGAGAGCCTGTGCCAGTCATGGGACCGGCAAGCGGTCCTGGCCAACGTGAAGAACTCACTCGTTCCTGGTGGCGTGTTCCTTGTGCTGGATGCCATGCTGGAGGGTGACGTGCCTGACGATGGGGCAGACCCAGGCGAGAAGACGCTCAAGGACCTGTACGATGACGTGCGGTCTGGGTTCCACGTCCCGGACCTGTACGAGGTGCCGCTGATGACTGAGTTGGTCACCGCGGGGTTCGAGGTGGAGCAGGAGCTTGACTTCACCCCCAACGTGGCCGAGTCGATTTTCGACTCAGCTGGCAGGGCCATCTACCGTGACGGGACCAATTGCATCCCGTTGCGGACGCAGCTGCACGGGCTGGCCTGTGTGGGGATGGCTGCTCTGCTGGCACACAAGAAGTTGCGATACACACTAACCATTGCAAGGAAACCGATCGATGCCGATACCGAAGCCAAGTAGCGACAACTACGGATCCCCCAGTGATGCTGGCATCATGGGGGAGGATTACCGACTCGACCAGGCGAGGTTCCAGGAGGCCCCGCCAGCGAAGGTGATCCGCCAGCGGATGCAGCGTCTCCTCGATGCTGGCTGGAAGCACGATATCCTGTGGACCCATCAGGAGATCGCTGGGGAGCATAACTTCTCAGCCGCCGAGATGCACCAGGAGGCGATGGACATGCTGGTGACTCCCAAGCGGTCCAAACCCTACATCGATGATGATACGGCTGAGCCAGAGGGGGCCACGGAATGAAGGATAAGATTGTTGGGAAGCGTGGTCCGATTCGTGGCCGTTGCCTGGAGTGCGACGTGTTGTTTCGGTCCTACGACAAGAAGAAGAAGTTCTGTTCAATGGCCTGCTACGCCAAGTCTCCGTTGATGAAGGAGACAATTCGACTTAGCAACGAGAAGGCGGCGGCCAGGGCCAGGATCAAGGCCGGTCTCAAGCCTGGCGAGCGTCCTTCAAAGCGTTGTTTGGAGTGCGACGAGAAGTTCTACGTGAGACCCTCCCAGTACAAGTCGAAGAAATACTGCTCTCGGGTGTGCTACCGAGCATACATGGCGAAGCGGTTTGATCGCTGGATTGCCGATCCGCAGGGGATTGCCTTGCCCCAGTGCTACGACGAGTTCCTCACCAAAGACGAATTGCCTTGTCTTGTTGAGGGTTGCGACTGGATTGGCGAGAACCTTGGCAGTCATGTGAATTTTGCTCATGGGATCACGGCTGGTGAGTTCAAGAAGATGGTCGGATTCAATGATTCAACCGGAATGGTCACTCCTCGCCTGTTCAAGATGTTCTCCGAGCGTGCCAAGAAGACAATTGCCAAGCATGGCGTTCCTGCTGCTTTTTTTGAGAACAATGGTCACTCGGGAAAGACACCAAGCCTTGAGGCAAAGGAGCATTCCAGAAAGGCTCAGGCTCTTCGTGTCGCTGAACACGATGAGTCCACTGCCAGCACTTCTTTGTGCCGTCAGTGCCAGAAGGAATTCAAGCATCACCCTCTTAGCGGAGTTCGCTTGTATTGCAACGATGACTGTCGGACTGCGTATTACCGTGGCCGCAGATTCGATCTGTCTTGCAATCATTGCGGTTTGGAGTTTCTTGGCACGGAGTATCAGGAACGCAGGGCTAGTCGTGAATTCCCTGTTTTCTGCTCGAATTCGTGCAAGGGTGCAAGGAACATAGCGGTTGGACTTCCCAAGAGACGCGAGACTCTAAAAATGAAGAATGGACCTATGGAGTGAATGATGGCAGGGAAGCCGAGGAATTGTCCGCAGTGCGGCAAAATGCCCCAGATCATGGAGTGTGTCCATGAGCCTCAGACGGGTCATTTCCTTGGTGCGGTGACGTGTGACAAGTGTCTGATCACGGCACTGGGGGATACGACGCAGATGGCGATTGAGGCCTGGGAAGTAGCTTGTGATGACATGGAGGAGGGGAAGTGATGACAGACGGTACTAGCGTTATTGAGGCCATCCAGAGTGGTGTGACGAATGCACTTCAGGAAGACTCTGATTTCAGAGACCTCGTGATCAAGGCAATTGAGGTGGGGTGCAGGGAGGCATTTCTCAACCAAATTGGCTTCGGAGAATCCGTCCAGATGTCGATTGTTGACGGAGTCAAGGAAGCGTTCCTTGCGCGAGAGGAGGCTAAGTGATGGGATCTCGCGTAAAGGTTTCGATTGAAATGACATGCGAGGAAGGGGCAAGGAGTCGCACGGAGGAACTTCTGTTTGAGGAAGGTGAAGACACTTTTCACGAGGCTCTTGCGTACATTCTCTACCCAGTCGTTCGCTCCATGTTCACCGAACCCGAGGACATGGACTCGTTTGTCATCAAGTTCCGAAATGCACTGGATTTCCAGTGGGACCAGGGTGAGATGCGAGCGTACAGGGCGTCGAATGTCTTTTCCGATGGCGTATGGATGAGTGGTGGACCCGTGAAGCGTGAGGAGGGGAGTGATGATGGCTGATAACGAGCGTCCTTGTGTCGACCGGCACGGAAGCGGATTTGTATGTTCGCAGTGTGATGACAGATGTGAAGAGGAGGCTGATGATGACGAGTGAGTGGGAATTGCTGCCGTGTCCGTTTTGTGGGAAGCAGCCGGAGATGCGTGAGCAGGAGTCTGAGAGGGTGGATGGTGGTGGCCCAGTGATGCATTACCAGTTGGTGTGCCTGGACCGTCGCACCCGTTGTCACACCGTGTGGTACACCGATCAGACGAGAGCGGTTGGTGCATGGAACAGGAGACCGTCTGATGATGACCAAGGATGAGTTCTGGACTCACCTTCGCAACGAGGGCTTGATGGAGAACTTCAAGTACCGTCGTGCCGAGTGCGAAGCGGAGGGTATGTCCAAGAAAAGGGCATGGAATGCCGCAGCGAAGGAGTTTGGTTTCGGTGGTACGGCGGCTGATCCGCCTGATAAGCCGGTTGAAACCGGCCCACCGAAGAAGAAGGAGAAGCCGAAAAAGGAGCAATTCAAGGGAAAATCTGCTAGCCTTCGGGCAGAATTCCAGTGGGTTTACGAGAATGTGGCTGTTGGCGACGTAAAGCCGGAGGAGGCTCCGAGTTCCGGAGCCTGGGGTCTGCTGGAGTTTGCGAGGAATGATCCACGGACGTTTTATTCCCGGTGGCTGGAGATGGCCTCCAAGTCCGAGGATAGAGATTTGGTGATGGAAGGATTCCGAGAGGATGCCCGTCGCGCCACTACTGAAATCGCAGACATGCTCGAATCCATCCAGTCTGCCGTTGTACAGCAAGGTTCCGAAGAATCTGAAGCAGAACTTGCGGTATCGGCAGGAGGTGCTGACGAGAGCGGGTTCTGACCGGGGCCTTCAGCGTGAGTTGTGGATAGCATGCAGTAGGGACATTCTCTACTGGATCAACGTCTTCGGCTGGACGTATGACCCACGCAAGATCTCCGATGGGATGACTCCCAAGATCCCATTCGTGACATGGGAGTACCAGGACGAGGCGTTCCTGGCCCTCAACGAGTCTATCGGCCACACCGATGTCCTGATCGAGAAGAGCCGGGACATGGGTGCGAGTTGGATTTGCCTGACGCTATTCACATGGCGTTGGCTGTTCCGACCGATGGAGAGTTACCTGATGGTGTCTCGCAAGGAGGCACTGGTGGATGGCTCCAGCGACTCGCTGTTCTCGCATGTGGATTTCATCCTCAAGGGACTCCCCGAGTGGATGCGTCCCACGTTGCGTCGGAACAAGTTGAAGTTGCTCAATCTCGAGAACGGCTCGAAGATGGAGGGCGAGAGTACCACCGACAACATCGGTCGTGGCGGCAGGCGAACGGCGATGCTGGTCGACGAGTTCGCTGCGTTTGAGCAGGGTGGCTGGGACGTGTTGAGTGCCACGGCGGATAACACCAACACCCGCATCTTCAACTCCACGCCTGCTGGCACTGGCAATGCGTTTTATGCTCAAAGACAGGCGGGCACGCCGAGACTGCGTTTTCACTGGAGCCAGCACCCGGAGAAGTCGGCTGGCATCTACGAGAACGAGGAGGGGAAGCAGCGGAGTCCGTGGTACGACCGGGAGTGTACCCGCCGGGCACACGCCGTGGAGATCGCCACTCAGTTGGATATCGATTACCAGGGAAGCGATTACCCCTACTTCGACCCGGATACGCTCCGCTCACTGATGCGGGAGTTCTGTTGCCCGCCGCTTTACCAGGGCACTCTGCATGTTGAACCGGGTAACGAGGGACGCTTCGAGGATGACGGGGAGGGTTTCCTGAAGGTCTGGTGCAACCTCGACGAGGAGGGACTGCCACCATCCGACAGGGACTACGTCATCGGCTGTGATATTTCGCAGGGGACCAGGGCGAGTGATTCTGTGTTGACTGTCGGTGACCGGCTCAGTGGTGAGAAGGTGGCCGAGTGGGCCGACAACGAAACGAGTACTGTGAAGTTGGCAGAGGTGGCTGTGGCTCTTTGCCGGATGTTCCGTGGTCCCGGCGGCAGGGCTGCGTATTTGATCTGGGAGGCAACGGGTCCGGGCAGGACTTTCGGGAAGACGGTGGTCGAGGAATTGCATTATGGGAATATTTATTACCAGACCCAGGAGCAAAGATTATCGAGAAAGGTGAGTGACAGGCCGGGCTGGTATTCGACAAGTGACGGGAAAAAGGACTTATTGGCGACTTACCGGGAATCGTTATTCAGCAGGGCTTTTATCAATCCCAGCAGAAAGGCTCTTGAAGAGGCTGGAGAATACGTTTATCTTCCCAGTGGAAAAATCGAGCATGGGGGTTCAACCAGATCACCCGATCCGACCAACAGGGGCACTGGACACGGTGACCGTGTCATTGCAGATGCACTCTGTGCGAAGGTACTTCGCGAACGTAAGGAGGAGACAAAGGAACCGGAAATAGTAACTCCGGTAATGTCTCTTGCGTGGCGTCGGCAACAACGGGAACTCGAGATTTCCGACGAGTGGCTCTGAACCCAAAAAAACACACGGATGTGTCCCGGCTTCGGGAGGCAATGCATGCTTCCCGAAAGAAGTTGGAGCCGTTCCGCACCCGTCATCGTCAGGCCCTTGAGCAGTACGTCGGCTCGTACTACTCCGATGACGGCTCGACCAAGCCGGTCCATGTCAACCTCATGGAATTGGCGGCGAACATCTACGAGCGTCAACTCGTTGCTCGCCCTCCCCAGGTACTGGTGCTGACTCGCAACGAGCAAGTCAAGCCGTATGGCCTTGAGTTCGAGCAGGTGATCAACGATTCGCTGAAGGACTACAACGTCCACCGCATCCTGCAACGGTGCGTGAAGAGCGGGTTGTTTTCGATGGGCATCTGCAAGGTGGGCATCGAGGACAAGGGCACTGTCGCGCAGGGCGGTTACGACTTCTCGGTCACCAAGCAC